CATCAGGACAGTGAAGTAAGTTTCCCCTAACTTCAGGACAGTAAAGCAATGAAGTCCGATAAACAGTACTTTACTACACTGAAGTGCACTCGCCGCTCTGCACTTTACTTGAATGAAGTTCACTCGAATAAACTGTACTATCTTAAAGTAAATTGTTAACAGGTTGTTCATGATTTTATCCGTGCGTTATGGTATTATAATTTTGCAAGGAAAAGCTCCTTGTAAACAAACTGAATGCAACACTAATTGTAAAGGAGTAGTTCACATGAAAATCAAAATCCCGTATGTTGTCGTTACCTGTATTAAAGGCCGTGAGGTTAACGATATCGTTTTTCTCGACACGGCAAGCCGTAAAATGTGCGCCGATATCGTTAAGGCGTCGAATGGCGTGCGCGTCCTCAACACGACCGTGAAGCGGTGTGAGCTGGAAGTTGCCTATGAGGATGTAACCCCCGAGGTTATTTTCACCGAGGTGTGCGCACAGTCCGGTGCTAATATGGCATGGGATGATACCATTTCGCGTTACGTTGATATCCCGGCAGAAAGTGAGGGCGGTAACAATGACTGACCCTTGCACCTGTACCACCCCTACCAACGTTTCGCACGTCATGTTATATGAGGATGCCGCCCAGAACATTTACGGCATTGTGTACGACAAGGACGGCAACGTGTTGAATGTGGTTACCGGGGTAGGCAAGCTTGACCCCCTGCCCATCCGTGCGTTTGAAGAAGCGGCACGGCGCGGTTTCCCGTACTCCCCGCAGTGGAACCCCTGCAATCATGGTGGTAAAACCATGGAACAGATTGTTGCCGAACTGGAAGCACAGCGACATCACATCGCCACGATTTTCACCAATCAATCCCCGACCGCGCTTTTTCCTACTAACGGTGATTCTACTGCAAAGCAGTTCCTGTTGCGTTGGATTTTCTGAAGGTTGAAGATACGCCCTTATAACAAGTAACAAAAAGGAGATATTTATTATGGCTATCACCAAGAAGAACGCAAACTCTGTACCCGAAACTGTAAACGACCGTCCGACCCTGAACCTTACCGGGGCGACCATTCAGGCCGCATATCAGATGAGTGATACTTGCATTGTGTTCACTCTGAACATTCCCGGTGCTTCTTTGCGGGATATGCGTCTTGTGGAGAAAAAAGCTGGCGGTTACTTCATCAGCACCCCGCAGGTTAAGGGCAAGGACGGGCAGTATCACGACCGTTTTATGGTGTATCTGTCTGAAGCAGATGAACAGCGCGTTATCAAAACCGTGCTTGACCACTTTACCGGCACGGGCGAAAAGCGGGACTTTAAGACCCGTTACGAGGTGTAACGAATATGAGCAAGCGGAGCGAAACGCCGCTTGACCTTTACGAGGGCGGCGGCTGGATAAATATTCCAGCTGTCGCCCGTTTGGGTTGTTGGTGTAACATCCTGATAGGTAAGCGGCAAGTTGGTAAGACCTACGGCACACTTAAATATATGCTTGAGAACAACCGGCACTTTCTGTATCTCAGGCGCACAACAACAGAGTTTGACGCTATCACATCCGACCCCGATTTAAACCCATTCTTGCCATTGAAAAAAGCAGGATTTGACGCGGATATTGTAAAGAGTGGCAAAGTCACATATACGGTGGGAAAATTTGAATATGACGAGGACGGTAAGCCAACAAAGTGCATTGAAAAATACGGCATTGGTATGACCTTGCCTAGTATTGCAAATATTCGCGGCTTTAACGGTTCGCAGTTTGAGGACGTGGTATTTGATGAATTTATCCCCGAACGAATTGTTATGAAACGCAAGGCCGAGGGCGACGCAGTGTTAAACGCTTATGTTACCATAAACGGCAACAGGGAGTTAGAGGGGTATCCCCCTCTCAGAATTTGGTTACTTGCAAACGCATTTGATATTGCGTCGCCAATTCTTGTTGAATTGGGTGTCGTGGATGAAATTGCAAAACTTGCGAGGACGGGCAAAGAATGGACGGTTACAAGTTCCGGTGTTTTCATCGGAATGCCAAAAAGTACTGTTGTTTCCGGTAAGCGTGCAAACACTGCGTTCATGCGGCACATGATGAAAAACCCGGATAGCAAATTCTATCAGATGGCAATGGAGAATAAGTTTGCATATAATAATCTTGAACAAGTCCGGCCTATGAATTTGCGCGGCATGAAACCGGAATTTCAGGTTGCGGGGTTGTATTGCTATCAGTACGACGGCAACCACTATTACTTGTGTCAATCCCCGCACCAGTCCCGGGAAATTTATCCTGATACCAACGCGGGTAAACAGGCTTTCAGGCTGGCGCATCCATATTTTCAGACCATGCTTGTATTAAATCAAGTATGGGTATCCGACGTTCCATCTTTGATAAAGATAAAGCAATATCTTGACATTCAGGATTAAATACTGTATTATAATAAGTAGCGGGAGACCCCAAAAGCAAAGCGCCCCGGAAGGGCGTGGGGTTGCATTCTTTGCTTGCATACTCCCGCGTTCTAAGAAATGAGGTGAACGCAATGCTCACATTTTCATATAGCGCAGATAAAGAAAAGTATGTATCCCCGCACTTTCAGGTAAAAGAGTTTCACAGCAAAAAGGACAGTGCAGACCTTGTATTGGTAGATGAACGGCTTGTAGAACTGCTGGAAAACATCAGAAGGTATACCGGCAAACCTGTTATTATCAACAGCGGATACAGAAGCGCGGCATACAATGCCACTATCAAAAACGCGGCGAAAAATTCACAACACGTTCAGGGCAAGGCCGCAGATATCAGAATTGTTGGTGTTACCCCCGCCAAGGTTGCCCAGATTGCAGAGTGCTTTTTGGGTAGTTCCGGTGGTATCGGTATTTATTCGACTTTTACACACGTTGACGTGCGTACCCGTTGCGCACGCTGGAAAGGAGCATACTAATTATGGCACTTACTATTAATGACGTTATTACTTTGGGCAAGATGGGCTTTACCAAAACTGACATTGCCGCATTGATGGGCGCACAGCCCAGCACTCCCGTGCAGACTACTCCCGCGCCTGTTGCGGTATCGAACCAGTTGGCGGCAAATGCAATTCCGGTTAGTCGGTCTGATGGCTTTAACCCCGCTGTTCCGGCGGCGCAGACCAGCGCACCCGCCGCGCCTGATTACGGGGCGTTGGTTGCTGGTCTGGCTGATTTGTCTGCCAAGGTTTCTGCGCTTTCTGTTCCGTCCGCTGGTGTTGTGGGCAACCCCGCCCCCGTCACCAGTGTTGAAGATATCATTTTGGGTGCCTACCAGCCCCAACAGACCGGCACCGATATGCCGGACTTTAGCAAAGGAGTGAATAAGTAATGGCAAATCCCAATATTCCCGCTAAAGCGGGCATGGGTGTTTTTCGCCCGCAGGATATCTATACTATCGCAAACGCGCTGGTAAAGGAAGTAACCGGGCAGACCCCGGCAATCACTGCTGTTGATACCAGTTCTTTCGTCAACGTTGGGCAGATGTGTCTTGACCAGAGCAAAGAAGGCACCTTGCAGGCGCTTTCTAACATGGTTGCCCGCACTATCATTGCAGTTCGTCCCTATTCGGGGCGCTTTACCAGCATTGAAGCAACTTCTCAGGAGTGGGGGTTGTTCATTCGCAAAATCGCTTTTTTCAGCGGCGAGTTTGACGAAACCAAGTTTATCAACACTGCCCAGAACCCCAACACCTTGCGGGATGGTAACAGCGTCGATATGTACAAAATCAAGAAACGGTATCCGCTGGAAATGTACTATACCGGAGAAAGTACCCTGAACCAGCGGTATACCACTTTCCGGGAACAGCTGACAACCGCTTTCCAGAGCGAGGGCGAGTTTTCCGAATTCCTCAACGGCATGATGGTTGAAATTGGCAACGACGTTGCACGATGGAAAACCGCCGAGAACCGCGCCGTTGCGATTAACTTTATGGGCAGTTTGTACAACACCGGCAAGCCCGGGCAGAAAGTCAACCTCACTGAGCAGTTCAATGCGGCGCGTGATACCAACTATACCACCCGCGAACTGCTGACCGTTCACCTTCAGGAATTTTTGTCCTTTTTTGTTTCCTATCTGGAAACCCTGACCGGCCTGTTGGAAGAGTCCAGCGAACTTTACCACCTGACCCCGGTGTGTACCGACGACAACGGCAACACCCTGCACCTGTTCCGGCACACGCCCAAGAGCGAGCAAAAACTTTTGCTGTATCAGCCCCTTATCAACGACGCCAAGGCGTGGGTTTATCCGGCGATTTTCGGGCCGGGTTACCTGTCGTTTGGTAACTACGAGGGTGTGCAGTTCTGGCAGAACATCAACGACCGGTCTGCCGTGTCGGTCACTCCTGCACAGTTTAACGTGAACACTGCAAAACAGGAGACGGGGGCACCCGTTAAACTTGATTTTGTTGTTGGCCTGCTGTATGACCGCCTGGCACTGGCTACCGCTTACCTGCAGGATAGCGTTTACACGACCCCGTTTAACATCAGCGGCGAATACTACAACACGGAACATCACTGGAAGATGAACTATATGCAAGACCCGACCGAAAACGCCGTGCTTTTCTACATGGCAGACGAGGGCGCACAGCCGTAACAAGCCGATAAAGGCCGACCGTAAAAGGCCGGCCTTTTCTTTATATAGAAAGGAAGGTGCACTAATGGCACGCGGAGAATTTCGGGGCGCAGTCCCTGAACCTACTGTAAAGCATGGATATCATTTCCATTTTGGAAACGTTCAGAAACGAACGAACAGCACTAAAATTTTTGATTACACGGTATTGAAGGATGAAGAACGATGCGACTTTAAGAAAGTAACCAGCATGGAAAACCCGGTTATTTTTGTAAACTTGAATAGTCTTAACATCTCCCCGCAATGGAATTACTGCCACTGCGAGGAAACGGAAAGTTACTATTGGATACGTGATATCTCAGTGGGTGTATATGGACGCGGAACCGCGAACATCTGGCAATTCACGCTGGAACTTGACCCTCTGGCGACATATCGGAGCGAGATTTTAAAAACCAAGGCGTTCATAGAATACGGTTTTAACAGCGACGCAAGCGGTGCACAGTATCGTTTACAGGATACCCGGCAGAACGTGGCAATGAAGCCGACCGTGACAAGTCTTGAAGTAGATACCTGTCCGGGTACTATTAACGCGCAGGGAGTATATATTCTTTCTGCCGTTGGTAAAAGCGGTTTACAGGCCTATGCCTTATCTAAAGCTCAGATGACTTCTTTGCTGGCTGTTATTTCTACCACATGGAAGGCAGAAACTACCGCTATGGTAAGATGGGAAGTGGCACTCCCCGAGTTTATGAATAAACTTGTTTTTGGCGGCAACGCAACCGAGAATATCCGCTCTTGCATCTGGATACCTGTTGACCCCTCAGAGGTTGGAACTGGTGGCGGGCTTATTACTCTAGGGCAGTTTGAAACCGGCATTACTGCTCCTGTAGTGTCCGCAAACTCTAACAAGGTGCACGTTATTGTTATTCCTATTCCGTGGCCTGCCGACGACTGGAAACGGTTGAATTGTCAGATACAGCTGTACGTACCATTCATTGGCGTTATTGGTATTCCGGTTGACCAATGTAACAACGCAAGCTTTATTACCGTTATCACGGCGTTTAGCTTTATTGACGGTGGTGTTACCGTTAAAGTACAGTGTGGAGATTATACCATTTATACCGGTTCTACCAACATTTCCGCGCCGTATGGTATCGGTACATCAAACATCGACCCTATCAAGTCACTGTCCGGCATTGCAACCGCAGTAGGCGGCGCGCTGACGTTTGGCGGTGGTATCGGCGCGGCGATTGCTGGCGGTGTTTCCGGTTTGGGAGCAGTGGCAACCGGTGCGGCGCAGTTGGGCGAGGGAGTACGGCAGACTATCAGCGCTGTAAACCAAACTGTTGGAACTTTGGGCGGTGCATCACAGGTATATTTGCCGCTTAAGGCAAAGCTAACCTTGTTGTACTATCCACCCATTGACGATGCAGGCTATCAGGGCTTATATGGTTATCCTGTTATGCGTGTATCGACCCCGGCAAACGGGTATTGCAAAACGCGCGGTTTTAGTTGCCAACCCAAGGGCGCAAAGCCTGATGAAATTGCATACATCAACGCGGCGATGGATTCAGGCGTATTTATCGAGTAAAGGAGATGACTATAAATGTATCAGTGTTACGATGGGCATTACGATTGTACCCCGATGCCGTGCGGCAATTTTGACCGCACGTTTTCGACGGACGCGCTGACGTATTGGGAGCGCTCATTTTTCCAGCGTATGCGCGGTATGTTCGAGTTTACCGGATTACCGGTAGCAAGTGAGGGGCAAATTGCGTGGGATTATGATGCTTTTTTGTATCAGTTGTTCCGTATGGGTTATGCAGTTGTCTTTCAGTCCAAAAAATACGGCGTTGTTGTTCAACCGGGAGTTCCGACCGGGTACGGTCTGCAATTTCAACCGCGCGGAATGCAGATTTCCACCCCGTTCTTTAATTTCCCCCGTTCTCTGGAAATTGGCAGAGAATGCGGAGTTATTAAACTGACCCCCGACTATCGCGGCGCGTGGGATATTATTCTGAAATACGCACGCGAGATGCAGTTGGCAGAAATTGCTATTCGGCAATCTGCGCTAAATTCCCGGTTTGCATACGGCGCGTTTGCCAAGGACGATAAACAGAAACGTTCTCTTGAAATGCTATTTAACAAACTGGCAAACGGTGAACCCGCTATCATCGTCAACGCGGATTTGAAAAAGTCCATCGGTGCGGGAAGCAAAGATGAATCTTACGAACTGCCCATTATGCAGTTTGACCGTGATTTGTCCAAAAATTTTATATTGCCTGATTTGATGGAATATCGGCGAAACATTTTGTGCGACTTCTACCGAGAATTGGGAGTATCCGTTCAGCCGAACAAAAAAGAGCGCATGGTTGTACAGGAGAGTAAAGCCGCTGACGCGGAGACGTTCAACCGCCGGGAAGTATGGAGAATCACACTGGAAAAGTCTCTTGATATTGTAAATAGGATGTATGGCACGACTATTGATTTTAAAATCGTTGAGCCTGATTTGTCGGAACTGCAAGACGATACACAGGAAAGCGAGGTGCAGAAAGATGCTGGTAAATGAGTTAGTGGGCGGTTGCAATCTGGAAGCTATGTTGATGGTTGACCCGGATTTGTTTGCAAATATGGTTGTCCCGGACGGCGTGGAAAAAAGCGGCGTTATTGCCGCTATCCGCAGGGCGCACGGTTTAGCACCTCTGTATCATCCTGACCCATTTTGGATGAAGTCGGAGTTATACTGGTGGAGCAGGGAAAATTTGCCCATCTGGAAAAAACTCTTTGCAACGACCCAGTTAGAATATAACCCTATCTGGAATACTGACATGAGCGAACGCACCCGGGACACCACCGAAACGACCCGGGACACGTCCGAACAGACTACCCAGCATTCACAGGGCGGGGCGCATGACCAGAAACAGCACGCAGACGACCGGCATATTATGGAGACAACCGGGAATCTGTATCATGAAGATACCAAAGATAAGGGATACACCACCGACAACACAGCGGGACACGGTGAAACAACCGCAGACGAGACCCGAAACACTGCCGGTAGCCTGAACCGTCTGACAACCGGAAACCGAAACACGGTACATGATGAAACCATGGCCGATAAAGTCAAAACCACGAAAGACGGTACAAGCAAAGTTATTAACGACGTTTCGGCAGAGAACGAAGCGGAGTATCAGCCCTACGACCAGACCAACACAACGACCCATGAAGAGGGCACAAGCGATGAGACCCGAAAAACCGACTGGACGGAAAAGGAAGATACGACCGGAACCCAGACCGACGGAAACACCGAGGATATGACCGACAAACAGGCCACCACCTCAGATACTATTGGCAGAGCACACGGAACCTATGGTGATACCGGCAGTACAGACGGGCACGGGCACACCGAGCGGCAGAACGCAGACCGGGGAACCGCTCAAGAAACTGCCGTTAACGCCCATGATGAACACGCACACGGTATGACCACCGGCAAAGAGACGGAAACAGTAGTCATGACCCATGAATACACAAAGGGCGGTAATATTGGCGTCACTACTACCCAACAGATGATTGAAGCAGAACGTGAAAGCGTCCTGTTTAATATCTATCAGGTCATTGCAGATTCTTTCCACAGAACTTTCTGTCTTGACGTTTACTAAAAGGAGTGGTATATTATGTATACAGAGATTTTGTGCGCGGTCATTTCGGGTGCTGTTACACTGGTAGGAGTGTTGATTGCCAATAGCAAGTCCCAAGCGGTGACGGAAACGCGGTTGGATGAACTGACCCGGGAAGTTCGTGAACATAATCACTTTGCCCAGCGCGTCCCCGTGCTGGAAGAACAGATAAAAGTGGCAAATCACAGAATTGATGATTTAGAAGAAAGGAGCAAGTAAATATGAAACTGCACATCAAACCGGAAACCGTTGCAAGAACTTTTGTTCTCATGCTGGCACTGATTAACCAGTGCTTGAGCGCGGCGGGCAAGTCCCCGTTACCTATCAATAATGAGACGTTGGAGCAGTTCATCACTGCCGGTATCACGACTGCCGCCGCGCTGTGGGCGTGGTGGAAGAACAACAGTTTCACACAGGGGGCTTTGCAGGCTGACGCATATCTGGCAAGCCTGAACCGCAGAAAGTGAGGGGGTAATTATGGATTATCCGTTCTGTGCAAACCCGGGCTATACCCCCGGTGACCCCGCAATGTATGATTTACGGTGGTTGGTATCTCAGGTGCAGAGCCTGACCGCCCTAGTTCAGGGACTGGCAAAAGGACAGGAAGCGCAGGGCGGCAACGTGACCGCGCTTAACTCTGCCATGGCTGACCTTGCCGCCGCCCAGAAATGTATCAACGCACGACTGGATGCCGGAGACTTTGAAAATGAGAAGTTTCTGGAATGGGCAGACAAGAATTTACCTGCCATGGTCTGCGAGATGGTACACTTTGTATGGTTCGGCCTGACCCCCGACGGTCATTTCTGTGCATACGTCCCCGCAAATTGGGGGTGGTTGACCTTTAATACCGGCACGGACATTACCGAGCCTGAATACGGTCACCTTATCATCACATACTAAGAAAGGAGAGATATAAACTATGAGTTGTAAGGACAAGCATTGTCACCCTTACCCCATTGAACCGGCACCTTTTGCACCCGGCAGTTGCGACCCGCACCCGCCTTGCCCGCCCAGACCGCCACGCCCGCCTTTTAGGCCGGAGTGTCCCCCGTCTCAGTACGTAGGCAGTCGATACGTGCCCATCTTTGCCGACCCGCTGGAATGGGACATTCACCGTAGTTATGAATCCCTGACGATTGTTACCCACGACAACGAGAGCTATACCAGCCGTTGCAACGTTGGCCCCGGTATCGACATCACCAACGAACGATATTGGGCAAAGACTGGCGCTTATAACGCACAGGTGGAGCAGTACCGCACCGAGGTAAAAGACCTGTCGTCTCAGGTTACGGGCTTTGCATCCGACAACGCCGCATTCCGGGAGAAAATCGACCAGTTCACCAAAGACAACGCAGAGATGAAAAACACCGTTGCCAAGAATGACGCGCGTGTTGATAACCTTGCGGAGCGTGTCGCAACTGCCGAAACGGAAATTGACGAATTGCAGGCAACCACCGCACAGCATACCACCGAACTTGCAAACCTTCATGCCAAGGACGAGGACTTGCAACGGCAGATTACCAGCAACGACGGCGCTATCGCCGCCCTTCAGGCAAAGGACACTGCACAGGATGCCCGCCTAGATGGCTTTGATATCAAACTTAAAAGCCATGATGCAAGCATCGCGCAGAACACGGCAGATATCGCAAAGACCGTCAAGAACATTCAGGACAATGCCGCAAACATCGCAGTCAATGCCCGGGAACTGGCAAACCATGCCGAACAGCTGAAAGACCATGAAGCCCGGTTGACTTCCCAGCACAAGGAGATTGCGGCGAACCGTAGTGATATTTCGTCTCTGCGTTCCGACCTTACCGAGGATGAAGCCAAAATTGAATCCAACCGGGATGCAATCGCGCACGTTCAGGAAAACGACGCACGGCAAGATGGGCGAATCGATGCTCTGGAAAAACGCACCACGACCGCAGAAAAACGGCTTGATGGGCTGGATACCAAAACCGACGCTACCAATACCGCGCTGACCGAAGAAGTCAAACGGGCAAAAGCCGCCGAGACGGCGAACGGTCAGCTTATCGCTACCAAATCCTCTATTTACGTCGCCGCCACCGAGCCTGAATCCTTTAACGGTAAAGACCTGTGGTTTGATATTTCTTAACAACAGAAAGGAGCACTATTATGACGAACAATTATGACGGCTATCTCAAGTACAAGCAGGAAAACGGCGATATTGCCGTTCTCTTCCCGAAAACCAAGGTTGCAAATGTTGCGGGCGCGGCTACTGCTGAAAGCGTTGCCGCTCTGTCGAGCCGCGTTGACACTATCGACGCGAACGTGACCCAGAACACCCACGACATTGCCGACCACGGCACGCGGCTGGATACCCTTGAAGCAAAGGGCGGGTCTACTGATACCACTATCACCATGCTTACCGGGGACGTGGCACAGGCCAAAAAGGACATTGCCGCGAACACCGCCGCCATCGCCAAGGAAACGTCCGACCGTAAAGCCGCTAACACCGCACTGGATACCCGCGTGAAAACGCTGGAAAGCGGCGCTCACAACCCGCCCCAGCTTTACATCTCTGCCACCGAACCCGCCGCGCTTAAGGCGCGTGACTGGTGGTTTGATACCTCTGCGACCTGATTAACCGGCCTAATACTTTAAGAAAGGAGCTTTTAATATGCCTAACGGTATTTTGAAATACAAACAGGATGACGGCTCTATTGTGGAGCTTACCCCCGTTGGGGTGGACACTGAAGCACGGGCACTTGCAACGACGGAAGCCGCCCGCGCCAAGGCCGCAGAGCAGAAACTGGAAAACGATAAAGCCGACAAGAGCGCCATTCCTGACGTGTCGGCTCTGGTTACGAAGGAAATATACGACGCAGGGCAGGCCGCACAGGATGCAAAAATTGCGGCTCTGAAAGCCGTTACACCCGATATTCTGCCGTATTTGTTCGACAGAATCAGCGTTTCGAGTGCTATCTACTCAAGTGTAGCTACCTCGTATGCTGTAGCTTATATCGACCTCCCTTGGCTTCACAGTCAGAACCACCAGTTGACGGCGCGTCTGTCCGGTGGGTTGGGGTTCTATGTTGTTAACCTCAGTGACGGTTCGGTGCAATCCGTAGACAACGGTAGTATTACCGTCTTTGCAAGGTGCGATTCTTCCAAACCTTATCATGTAAACGTTGGGTTCCAGCTTTCGGTACCCATTGCCGCAAATACCCCCTATCTGGTATATTCGACTTCCGCGTTTGTTGTTATCGAGTAATACCAATCAAACATAGCGCCCCGCGAAAGCGGGGCGCTTTTCTATGTTCCACATGGAACATTAACCCGTTCTTGTTTCCTCAAAATCCGGTAATTTGCCGTTGACCTCATATCGGCGCGGGGTCATAACGACCCATGACGCGGAGACAGACGGCTTTGCAAAGTCCGTGCGATGCTTTATCGGGCTGTTGTGATAGGTCAACATCTGCCCGCCTGCATCTTCAATAATAAGGAAGTCGTTCAAATTATTGATATCATCATTGAGGGCGGCAACGCCCTCTCTTTTGCCAACGCCTGCAATCGTACTTTCCAGAACGTTATCACAAGTACGCGCGGCATAGCATTTTGCGTGCAAAAATCTAAATTCCTTGTATCCATAATCTGCTTGCGGGTGTTCATCCTCTGCAATACCGATAAAGATTTTCTTTCCGTCTTTGCGCTCTACCACACATTCACGTTCTACACACTGACGTCTTACTTCATTGTTGTAAAGTTCTACACCGGGACACTTTGCGCCCTGAAATTTACAGCTGTCCGTATCCCAGTAAATGACATTTTCCCAACCAACTATTTTTAATAGTTGCCACAACTTGAGACGGGTAAGGGATGCCGTCCACAAACCCCACAAAAACGGAAATTTATTGTCTTGACTTTTGGCAACTTCATCCGGGGTTTTGCTGTCCAGATTTGTCTCCCAATCCGTCCGTGTAAATTCGATATCATCACTAATTTCTGCGGCGTATTCATCGCGGATTGTTTTTTGTGCACACGCGCCGAAAATGGTATTGACACAGATTTTACTAAACATATAATCGGGGGTTCCCTTCATCGTCTCTTTAACACGGAACTTCTCAAAAATGGCTTTTCGAAAGGACGTTGGCAGATACGCAAGACGAAAGCAAATACTTTCCATTGCAACCATGTTATCAAATGTATATGCCTCTCTAATGCGTTGCCAATCATTGGAATCACAGTATAGATAAATACCATCCGCACCAAGCAAGCGCCCATTGTCTACACCGCGTTCTCCTTCAATCGCGGCGCACTTGCTGACACTAATTACAGGGTCGGGGCATTCAGGTTTTATTTCTGGATTGACTAGCAATATCTTTGCGACCCATCCGAATCCGTTATCAATCAGATTTTCCATATCCTCTATGGACGTTTCGTCCGGTAAGTCAATGGGATGCCCCGCCGGGAATTTCCACAACAATTGTTGCGACGGATGAGCGCTTTTAAAATCGTAGCTGTTGCAATCTGTATAGGTACGCCCCGCACGCCAACGCGTGCCGTGCGTGTCGCCGCCTGCCATTGCCTTATAACACAGACGCATTTGCCGTGCGTTCAACTTGAGTGCATCCATCCGACGGCGACAGTTTTGGTCATGGGATATCTCAGAATTGACCGCCTGAATTACCATGCCTGTATTAGTAAGGGGGATTGACGCGGCATTATAGCCGCGTTCTTTTTTCAAACGTTCGATTGCTTCAAATAAGCCTAGCACATCATTAACGCAATATGAAAATTCAGTATCATCTAATGCAGTATCAGGGGTGCGATATATGGTATAATCCAAGTCCCCTTTTAGTTTTGCGTGTGTGCATCCCTCAGTTGCACGGGCAAGGGATTTTTGAAACAATTTCAAACTGTCCCTAAACTCGATTCCGTTATCAAACTCAAGATATAGGGGTTTGCGGCTTTTTGTATACAGTGCTTTGCAATCGCCCCAGCGGTCACACAACATCTGGATTAAATATGTATACTCATAACCCAGATTATGCACATACACAACAAGCCTGTTCTTTTCGCTGATATGCCATTTATCAACAAGCTTTTCCATAATTTGTGCCCAGTCCTCAAAATATCGCGGGACTACCACCGCGCCGCCAACGCAGGTTTGAAAACTGTATGCAAACCCGTCCGCGTCGCTATTAGTTGTTTCGATATCAAACGTGCAAGTTATGTCAAGATACTTTTTACCAAAATACTTGCGCTCACCGCTGTTAAGCTTTTTGCGGCCTTTTGTAACTGTTTTGGGACGCTTGAGCATCGGCAAAAATTCCGCTATATTTTCGGCAATGGGTAAATCCTGACTGTAACGCATTATTGATTCCTCTTTTTACCGTGCTTGCGTAATGACTGCAAGAGCGCCGCGCCCTCTTTTCGGTCACTTTCTACCATCTGACCTAGTCTTTGTTGTTGCGTTCGTTGTTGCCGGATATCCTCTAGACTACCATCAGCGGCGCGGCCTGACATGATTTCTTCATAGATGATATCTGACCCAAGAAGATTTTCCCATTCAGCAGACATATATTTTTCAAACAGTGCGGACAGGTTTGCAAAGTCACCTTTAAAACCCGCCACTTGCGCGGCTTTTGTCAAACGCTCTTGATACTCCCGCACGCCGCCAACAGTAGACGTTGGCGCGGTAATGAAATCGCGGAGTTGTGCAAATTCTTTTTCTAGCTCCTGACGGGATGCACTTGCTACTTTTTCCCGATATCGCGGAATATCCTTGCCTGTCTGACGTGCCGCACGCTGATATGCGGATTTTGTGTATCCGGCCTTTTCCAACGCTCTTAAACGATTATTTGCCGCCTTTGCGGCGCGGTTAACGATACTGCGTAACTCATCGGTTGTGTATGCCTTTGTGGGCTTTTCGCCCTTTGCATAGTCCCCCCAAGGTTTGGCGCGAAAAGGGCGACCCTTGCCGCCCTGTTTACGCTTTGCTTTGTTTTCTTTCTTGTCTTTAAGTTTCGCGGTTTTCCGCTGTTTGGCGGCTTTCTTGTTGGACGCGCCACCCGTCTTTTTACGGGCTGTTTCGCCTTTGGGCTTGCCCTGCACAAGCCCGGTTTGCGTTTTGGCTTTCTTCATCCGGTATCACACCCCTTTCTTATTGAAATACTGAATGCGGATATCGCCGTTGGAAAGTTCCGTCATATACGGCCTGTTGCCGTTTGCTCTCAGATAGTTGTACAGGTTGCGAATACCCGCGTTGCTGTACGCCTGTTTCGTTGCGGCAATGACCTTGTAGCCACTCAGGCGAACACGTTCGCCGTCTTTCATCTGACCAACATTAACTGCCTGTTTGTCCGTCCAGTCCAGTTCATACAGATGTAACATTCTCATTATTGTAAATCCCCCTTATTGTAATATGCAACTATATCAATCTTATCCTTAGTGTGACCGGAACTATTATCTTTTGCTTTGCGCTTGAGCACCGCGCATTCCCCGCAGTAGTCCAACCAATAGATAAAGTTGTTAGTCTCGTATGGTTCATCCGGGTGTGAAAGCACCCGGTTTTCTACCGTGTCAAAATTGGAAGTGCTGATGTATTTAATCATGGTGCCTATCTCTCCTTTCAATTGAACGGCGTAACCTCTTCATGAATCACCGTATCACCGGCCTTATAAGTCCGGTAAAAGTGCGAATTACCATCAGCATCTACATCTCTAGTATATTCGTACCGACCAATTTTAACATGGTCATTTTCAACCAGTTCCATGAATGCAATCAAATTTAATGCTGTTCGTTTCATAGTTAACCCCTTTTCTGTTTGGCGTGCTTCTTTCGGTGGGTTTCCCCACCTGTATAATACCAAATAATTGTTAACTCTGTATTAACAAATCATGAACAACCTGTTAACAATTTACTTTAAGATAGTACAGTTTATTCGAGTGAACTTCATTCAAGTAAAGTGCAGAGCGGCGAGTGCACTTCAGTGTAGTAAAGTACTGTTTATCGGACTTCATTGCTTTACTGTCCTGAAGTTAGGGGAAACTTACTTCACTGTCCTGATG